AATGTTGAAACTGAACTCAAAAGTTGTTTCGTTGAATGTTACTGAATGTGCCATTTTTATTTGTTGTTGGTTACCTATACCCCAACGTAAGGTTTGTGTAAGTTGAAGAATACCCTCAACCCTTATACAATAAAGATACGAAGAAGTATCCATATTTCCAAATTTTTAAGTAGTTTTTTTGAAAGATTTTTTATTGAAAATCAACCAGTTACACATATAACTTAATATAATGTGCAACTGGTTGATAATCAATGAATTATTTTTTATTGTTATATAATTGGTTAAATGATTGTAATGTATCACATAATTCATATTCTTCTTTTTGAATTAAATTGTTTAATACATTGTTATATGTGTTTTCAATGAAATTATCTGAATATCTTAATACCTGGCAATCATCACTACCTAAGTCTAATACTAAAATTGGGTTATCTACTTCAACATTTGAACCATCTTGATTTAAGAGGGGCTTGTTTGTTATTTTTGATAACATACAATCACATAAAATCTCAAATAGATAATTATCTATTGATTCAAACATTTCTTCAGGAGATTCAAATTTTACTACTAATGGAAACTTTAATGATTCAGTACCTAAAATTGATTCCGTTTGGTTGAGTGTCATTTTACTCATAGTTTTTGTTTGGTTGACCTGATACACCATAAGGTTTTTGTTTGGGAGAGGAATACCCTCAACCCTTATATAATAAAGATACGGCGAATATATGAGATATCCAAGGAACTTTCCAACTATTTTTAGTAGTTTTTGCTAACGTGTTGATACTCAATAAAAAACTTTTTAAGGCATTGTAAATCAACCAGTTGTGCTAACGTGTTGATTATCAACGTAATACATATTATGCCCTTTTTAACCGATTTTAGAGGGTCTAACCCCTTTTGAGGTATTATCCCTACCCAAACAAATAACCCCCAAATTAGGGGGTCTCTGTTATTCTATTCAAAATTACACCATACTTTACTACCTTCTGATATTGGTCCGAATCCAATTTTTTCATACCAATTTTTTAATCTATTCACCAACTCACTTTCTTTTTCAGATTTAAATTCTTCTGCTGGATATGGTATCAAATAAATCGGAATATTATTATCTTCACTTATGTCATATATTTTATTCATAACATCAGTTGCAATTCCTTTACCTCTTTCTGAAGTTGTAACAGTTATATCAGCTAACATAATACCATCATTATAAGGTGTAAATGCTATTTCATAATCATCAAAATAGGCCATAAAAATTTCTTCAGTACCATAAGGTATTAACTCTGGATGTCCAGTTTTACCTATTTCATAACCATAATTAACAATTGCATCAAAGTAACCAGGATAATCAGTATATGAATTTGGTTTAAATTTCCTAAGAAACAGATTGATAAAATTAGCATATTCTCTAGTGCAACTTAAAAACGGAACTACTGTCTTTATATCTCCATTAAATGTTGAATCAGCATAATTAGTTTTGTGTAAGGTTGCACCATATACAGCACCAACTGCTTTATTTGATAAAAATTTTGAATCCCATCTCTTTTTATCAAATTTGAAATTTAATGAAATACTTCCTAATTTGTGAGGTAAATTCATTCCTGAAAAATCCATTTTGGTCATAACTTATTTTTTATTGTGTTAGATTGAGAATATCCCCAACCCTTATACAATAAAGATACAAATACTTATTGGATTTTCCAAGCTTTTTAGCAATTATTTTAGTAGTTTTATGCTAACGTGTTGATACTCAATAAATTATTTTTTAACTCATTGTAAATCAATCAGTTGTGCTAACGTGTTGATAATCAATGACATAAAAAAGCCCCTTAAAATGGGGCTTTATACGTTTGTTATGTTCGCTGGCAGGCGCTTATTAACTATCGTATTTTAATCCTTTATAGGTACACAATTAGGTACTTCTCTACCATCTAAGGTCTTAGTTCCAATTTGTTCATATCCACTCCAGCATGGCCCATCTTCTCCTTCAGGTGCTAAATTAATTCCTTCAAATTTTGCATCAAAGTTTAATTTAGCTGCTACTCTCCTTTGTGGGTCTGATAGTTTTTGTTTACTCATTTCACCTCTTTGATAAGTAGAAATGCATATAGCTACTGCTTGGTCTTGTGGGTATTCACCACTAATCTCACTCATACAACGCCCCACATAATCATTTTGGGTTTCTGCTGCAGTTGGTTTAGGTATCGGCATATTATTTGGTTTTATCAGTTATTTTTTGTATCTTTGTATTAATATAACAATCATCAAACAATTTGTTATAATATAAACATAAGTTATAATGCCACGTAAGAAAAACCCTAATAGTGCTTCCAATTACTTCAATGAATCAGTTGAAGAAGCAATACAATTATACAATAAAGCAGAAACACAAATAGAAAGAGATAAACTATTTCGTATAATATATCCAGCTATCTATAAAATTGCAGAGGTTTATTATAATAAAATTAAACCAATCTATATGGATGGTGAGATGTTGGATATTATGATGGATTGTACTGCATTCCTTTCAGAAAGAATGAATATGATTAAAGAAGGTAAAGGTAAAGCGTTTTCTTATTTCACAGTTTGTGCTCGTAATTACTATATTTTTCACAACACAAGAGGATATTCAGGTACAAAGAAAACATTAAAATTAGACCAATTAAATGAGAATTGGGATATAGCAGATGATTCACCTCAAAGATTAGATGAGATAGAACATACATCAGGCGTATTACATGCGTTTGCTGATTACTTAGAAGCTAACCAAGAAAAATTAACAACAGCTGCAGCTAGAAAGTTTGTGCCTGTACTTAAAGAAGTTATTAAGTTAATGAGAAATGTAGATTCTATTGAAGATTTTAATCGTAGAAATATAATGAATAATCTAACTAAAATAGATGGTGTAAAAGTAGATAGACATTACATTACTAAAGTATTTAATAGAATTAGTTCTCATTATGATACATTTAGAAAGGAATGGGATAGAACAGGCAAACCTATTCCGTATTTACATAAAGAAGAATTAACAGAAGAAGAATTACAATTTTGTATTGAAAACTATTCTCCACTTACTAATAGAAGATTCAGCGTATCTGGATTTGCTAGAATATTTGGAGTTGATGAATATACAGTTAGAAAGCAATTAGGTGCAGCTGGATTGTGTAAGATTTAAACTATATCATACTTAACACCATCCTGCTCAAATGCAGTAATAAGGTCATAAACAAAAGTTCTATAAGCTCCTTTGTTCATATCATAGAATATCATATATCCTAAAGCATTATAGTTGTATGGTACGCCAGGTGAACGAGATGGTCCAGCGAATGAGAATAGTTCTCTACCTTCGTATGAATCACCTTCAATAGTTCTTCCCCAAAGTTTAAATGGTCTATTCCAATTTAATGTTTTAGTTCTAAGAGCTCTGCGTGACATTACTCTTTTCTCAGCGAATTTTAAATACTTCTTATATACTGAACTTATATTCATTATTGTGCTTTTGGATGTCCTTTAGGTAACAAATCGTAATCAGTTGTGTACTTTGGATTTTCGGGTCTACCATTCTTTAGTAAATATAAATAAGCGTTTACTCTAGCGTATGCCCATTGTTCTGCTGATTGTACTCTTGGTGAATGTGATGTATTGAATGCACCCAATCCTCTTTGGAATACTGATTTTAATTGTCCCAATGTAGCATTACCATTCTTAGTATTAGATTCTTTCTTATTAAAATCATCAACCTTACCTTGTAATGTTTTCTCTTGCTCAGCAGTTACTTTAGCAGATTTGCCTGATGCATCTCCTTTAGCAGTACCTTCACCTTTTGGGTTAGGATTCTTTGTATCCGATTTAGGTGCTTTAGGTGATTCTTTAATTCCACCTCTAGGTCCTACTTCAGCCATTGTAATAGGTCCACCTACTACCCATGCATCACAAGTTCTACTTGCTGCACATTTAAAATCATAAGCCTCACAATACCCAATCTCACCAGCTTCAATAGCTTCGTATGGGTCTACTTCTTCACCTAATCCTTCTGCGATACATTTAAGTATTTCTGGAGTTCGGTAAAAGAATGCACAGTTACCACAAAGGGCTTTCTTTGCTTCTTCTTTACTTCCATTGAATTGGTCTGCTTTTGCTTGCCAATATTCTTCGTTTGGTTCGTTTGGGTTAAGTGGCCCGTAATTTGCTTCATCTATACACTTTTGTCTATTCTCTATGTTTAACTTAATATCGTAAGTTGCTGGAGGACAACCTACTTCTGCTAATAAAGCAGGTGCTACACTTCCACTAGCT